TGTGGGCAACACCACAACAAATAGTACCTAATATTCCGAAGGAAAGAACTTTTGTACTATAAATTCCAGATGATTATGTCTGGCGGGAAGAAAACTTCCTTAAGTTAAACATTGAGCAAATATAAAAAAGATGGCTCATTTTATGTAGCATAGCTACGTTGTTTAACAAAAAATATTAAAATTTATGGCTATAACATTGCCAACAGAAAAAATTAAAGCGGTTACTCAAGATCCCAAAAACTTGATATTGTTTTCTCTTCCAAAAACAGGAAAGACTACCCTCATTGCAGAATTACCGGATTGCCTTCTGATAGATACCGAGGCTGGTTCGGATTTTGTATCAGCTATGAAGGTTAAGGTAAAAACTGTAGAAGACATCCTAGAAGTGTGTAGAGAAGTAAAAAAAGCAGGGTGTCCTTATAAATTCATAGCTATTGATACGGTCACTGCTCTAGAAGAGATGGTTATGCCTCTCGCAATTAGATTATATCAGGAATCGCCTAAACTACATGGGCCTTTTAACAGTAATGTTAATAGCAAACTTCTTTAATTGCTGGAAAACCCTTTGTACTATTAAATGTATTTATTATCTTTATGGGATAATTTAAATATTAAAAATAATGAGAGGGCAACCAGCAGCAAATATTCCAAATGGTATTTATGGCAAATAGAAATTATTTCTTTTGCCTATACACAACATGGTTATAAATTTTATAATGTAAAATGCTTACTCTGTAATTCAGAATATGTAAGAAGTTTTAGTCACACAAGTATTAATAATAATCCTCATTGTAAATACTGTTACGGAAATGTTACAGGAACATACGGTAGTGTTGAAGTTTTATCAATGTCTCATAAAAAAGACAATAAAATAATGTATAATACAAAGTGTGTAGTATGTGGAAAAGAATCTATACGTAGATTAGATCATATATTAGGTACTAAAAATCCTCCCAAGTATTGTAAATATTGTAAAGACAAGATGAGTGTAGTTTCAAGTATAGAAACTACTTCGAATTCGTTATTTTCTAATTATCGGAGTGGAGCCAAAACTAGAAATTTAGAATTTACATTAAATAAAGAAGAATTTTACAAAATAGTTACAAGTAATTGTTACTATTGTGGAGCAATTCCCGTAGAAACTTTAACTTCTAAATCTAATAATAGAACTACTACTCCTTTTTTACACAATGGTGTAAATAGGGTAGATTCTTTATTAGGGTATACAGTAAAAAATACAGTTCCTTGTTGCGCTGTATGTAATTTAATGAAAAATAAATTTTAAGAAGAATTATTTTTTGAACAAATTAATAAAATTTATAATAAACATTTGGAAGAATGTTCAACGACTATCTCGAAAGAGAGTACACTACAAGTTAATGGTAGTGGAAACAGGAAGAATCCAGAAACGGATTGTGATATAGTCTAATCTGCATGGTAACATGCAGCAGTTCATAAGAGAACGCAGTAAGTCTTACGAACTTATTGGAATATAAATGGTGGGAAAAAATTATGAAGGGACAAATATCCTAACTTTGCCGAACGGCAGCGGATATATGTGGACTCGAATCGCATTCTTTAAAGTAATTGGATGGGTGGAATCCGTGTGTCCTAATGTAATATTAATAGGACACGTAAAAGACACAATGCTGGAAAAGGCAGGAACTGAGTTTAATTTGAAAGATTTAGATTTAGTAGGAAAAAGCAAAAGAATTGCTTCTGCAAATTCTGATGCAATTGGCTATGTTTACAGAAATGCTGAAAACCAAACGGTAATTAATTTTGGTACAGGAGATGAAGTATTATGTGGAGCACGTCCACAGCATCTAAGTGGAAAAGAAATTATAGTAGGAGAAAAGATCGACGGCAAATTTGTAGCTTATTGGGGTCGTATATTTCCAAGTTTAGCTTCTCCTAATAAAAAAGAGTCCTAATGAAAATCATTATTGACTTTAATGAAGTGACACAAGAAATTATGTCAGTTACAGTAGGAGATTCTGTAAAAACCCCTACTGTAAGAAAGAAAAAAGAATTATCTAATGAAAGTGATTCACCTGCCATAATTTTAGAAAGTAATAAGCTAGTGCTAAATAAAGCACTAGCTACTTTATTAAAAGTAAAAGAAGGAGATAGATTAATTATTAGATATAAAGAAGATTGCGAATTTATTGAACCATTTTTAGCACCTGCTTCAATATTTAATGAAGAAGGTGGAAATAAATTAACTAAAGGGCTTTCAATAAGTTTTAGAGGAGAGCAAAGAGCTGCTTTATTTAGATTTGGTAGTTCTTTTGAAGTACTAGATATGAAAGACGGAAGTGTAAAATTAGTAGGAAGTACTAAAGTTAAAGATGTTGTACCAAATATAACTCTTGAAGCACTAACTCCTAGAATGGATATTGGAGACGATTTAGTTTTAACAAAAACAAGTTTTGAAATAAAATAACAATGAGTAGAGAATTAATAATTGATAATAGCGTACAAGCAAGTAAACCTCAATTAGAAGGTTTTAAAATTCACAATGTTGAATTTAAAGGAGTAGAAAAAACAGATATTACAAGTCCTAAAGACGGTGTAGTATATAAAGTAATTGTAATTAAATACGAAAACGAATTTGGTACTCATAGAGGTACTATTTTTGAACCTAAAGATGAAGATTATACTAGGAAAGTAGGAATGTATGGTCCTAATCCATGTAGAGTTGACATTATTTTAGATTATTTTAAACAATTAGTATCTGCTGTAAATCCTATTCTATCTAAACAAATTGCAGATGGCGCACAATTAAAGTTTAAAAATTGGGATGAATTACGTAATGCTTTCGTAACATCCACTCAAGATTATATTGGTACTAAAATCCAATTGAAACTTGAAAAAAATAAAAAAGGTGAGGCTCAAGTTCCTGCTTTTCCTATGGGAATAGATAAAGAAGGAAATTTATATCGTAGTTCTACTTATATAGGAACAAATATTGGATGGACTCCTAAAGAAACTAAAGCAATAGCTAATTATGTAGGAGCTTCTGCTACTCCTATGAAAAAACAACCTAGTTTAGATTTAGATTTAACCGCTACTGTACCTACTAAAAGTACTACAGAAGGTTTAAATTTAGGAACTTCTCTAGATGATTTAGGATAATAATATAAGGGGGAGCAATCTCCCTTATTTATCATGTTTACAGTAGAACCTCAAATAACAAAAGAGTTATTACTACGGAAATATCCAGAAGAACAATACATGAGTTATTACTTAGGTGTTCCTATTAGTAAAAAACTTTTTAAATCACCTTTAAGAGTAGATCACAGAGAAACTTGTAGTTTTTATAGAAACGAAAAGACAGGATTAAGATATAAAGATTTTGGAAATGGTGTAAATTACAATTTTATAGATGTAGTAATGTATAAGCATAATTGTAGTTTTTCAACAGCTTTACAGATTATAGCCTCTGATTTTCATATAATTGATAGTTCTGCCCAAAAAACAACTGTACCGAAATATAAAGGATCTATTGTATCTACAAATGAACCTTGCAATATTAAAGTAGAAATTAAAGATTTTACTTTAAAGGAATTAAATTGGTGGGGAAGTTTTGGCATAACTGAGAATTTATTAAAAGAAGGACGTGTATATTCTTTAAAAACTGTATTTCTTAATAACGAGCCATCTTACTTTTCTTCTGATAAATGTCCTATTTATGGATATTTTTTAGGTCATGACAATGATAGAGAACTTTGGAAAATTTATTTTCCAACTAAATTAAAATATCGATTTTTATTAAATAATTCTAAACTTCAAGGAGTGCATATGTTACCTAAAAAAGGTAAATTGCTTATCATTACTAAATCTATGAAAGATGTATTAACTCTTAAAAAATTAGGTTATGTTGCTATTGCACCACAATCTGAAAATTCTTACCCTAAGAAAGAACAAATTGAAGCTTTAGAAAAAAGATTTGATAAAATATTAGTTTGGTATGATTGTGATTTAGCGGGAATAAAAAGTATGAATTATATACGAAAACAGTATAAAGTACTATGTTATTGGATTCCTAGATCATATCATTGTAAAGATATATCAGATTTCTATAAGAAATACGGAGAATTTAAAACCACCTTATTAATTAATGAGTTAGACACAAGTATTAATAATGGTGAATTAGATTATCATTATATTAAACATGATAATTTAAATAGAATTAAAAAAATAAATTGAGAAAAAAGAAAAAAATAGTAGACAGTACTGCAGTAATAAAAACTTCTAAAAGAAGTATTGCAAAAACTCCTACTTATGATGGAATTACTTTTGATAGTAACTTAGAACTATATTGTTATAAGGCACTTAAAGAAGCAAAATTAGATTTTAAATATACTCCTACAACTTATACATTAGTTCCTGGATTTACATTTAATAGTAAATCGTATGAAGCAGATAAAAGAGTTGGTAAATATTTAGTTTTAAGAACCTCTACTATGCAAAGTATTAAATATACACCTGATTTTGTAGGAGAAGGATGGGTAATAGAAACTAAAGGAGCTGCCACAGATGTATTTACTATGAGATATAAATTATTTAAAAAATATCTTACAGATAATAATATAATATGTGATTTATATATGCCAAAAAATCATTTACAAGTAAATCAAGTAATAGAATTAATACTTAAAAGTAAAGACAATGGATGAAATTATTGATTGGGAAGAAGATTTGCTAGATATAGAAAAAAAAGATATCGATTTTAGTGGACCTAATGTAGAAGATTTTTTTGAAGAAAACCCATGTTTACTAGAGATAGGTCCTATTAGTTTAACTAAATTAATTTATGGAGATCCTCCTATGCCTCATTATAAAGATAAGGAATTAACAGAAGAGGAAGAAATATATTATAATCAAGAAATTTTAGTAAGAACTGAAGTAGCTAATAATTTTATGAAATTTTTTAATATTAAACACAAAAAATAATGGAAGACATTAGAGAAGTTCTTGAAATGTTTGAATCTACTCAAGAATTTATAGACAGTCTAACAAATCATAAACAAACTACGACTCATGGACCTTTTATAATAATTACTAAAGAAGATCTGTTGAAGCATGTATATTTTTGTACTTATAAGACAATACCTCCTAAATTTGAAGATACTTGTAAATATCCGCATAGATATACTCTTAGTGATGTCAAATATATATTCAAATTAAAAGAAAAATGAAAGTATTTGAAGGAGTAGATATTGAGTTTTTTGATATGCAAGATGCTCGATATAGACCAAATAATGAAGAAGAAGTAATTTGTTGGGACGATTAAAAAATACTAATGGAAACAATTAAATTACCTAATGGATCTACTTTAGATTTTTATACTGTAAAAGAGAAAAAACCTAATCATGGTGATCAAGTAATATTTATAAGAAATTATAATACGTCGGCTTCTTTTGCAGTAGGTTATTATAGAACTTTTAAAAGTGCACAAGGAAGATTTGTCAGTGAAGTAGATGGAAGTTGGGTAGAAAGTAGTGTATTTTATTGGGCTTATAAGTATATAAAAATATAAAATGGAAAAACAAAAAGAAGCTCTGAGATTTAACTCAGGAAAATTACGGTATGATTTGATACCTCCTTCTGCTTTAGAAGGATTAGCTAAAGTACTAACTTACGGTCATGAAAAATATGCTGAAAAAGGAGGAGATAGGAATTGGGAAAAAGGATTATCTTGGGAATCTGTAGCAGCTAGTTTATTTCGTCATTTTGAAGCTTTTAGAGCTGGAGAAGATTATGATAAGGAAAGTGGTTTACTACATATTGATCATGTTTTAACCAATGCTGCTTTTATTAGAGAGTATTATTCCACTCATCCTGAATTAGATAATAGGAAAAAATTATGGGAAAAACATAAAAATCTAATTGCTTTAGATTTAGATGATTGCGTTTTTGATTGGTCAATTACATTTGCAAAAAAGTATGATATTAAAGAAAAAATGCTTTGGTGGGATTTTAGTTATGCTACACAAGCACAATTAAAAGAATTGGAAACGGATAAAGATTTTTGGGTAAATTTACCAATTAGACATTTTCCTTCTTTTGTTCCTCACTGTTATGTTACAGCAAGAAATATCCCTCTTGAATGGATACAAGAATCCTTAGAAAAAAATAATTTACCCTGTAGACCTGTTTATATAGTAGGATGGGGAGAATCAAAAAAAGATGCTCTAATAAAGTCAGGAGCTACAATGTTGATTGATGATAGACTAGATAACATTATTGAAGCAGAAAGTATAGGTATTACAGGTTATTTAATGGATACTCCTCAAAATGCAAGATATAATGTAGGGGCAAGAAGACTTTATGATTTAAATGGATTTTAATGAATCATCGAAGTATAAATTTACTTTCTCCTATTATAATAAGGGGTGTTTATCATAACGATAAGTTGAAGAGTTTTTTAACTGAAAGTTGTGATTTATATACTTTATTTTATAAAATAGGTACTAATAAATGGTATAATACTCGATCTATTAGTAAAGAAGAATTAGAAGAAATTATTAAATTATTAAAATCCCCAATAGAAAAAGTAAGTATAGACCAATTACAACAATTTTAAATGTCAGTATTAAATCAAGAAATAACAGAGTCTACCTCTGGTTTTAAAAAAGAAATTGATGAAGCAGGTGTATCTTTATTATTAGATACAGTACAAATTTATATTTATCAATATCCTATAAAAAGTAGTACAAGAGAGTCTGTTAGTAATGCTATCGACTCTATTACAGAACGAAATATAGCAAAAATACTATTAAAAGATCCTTCTAGAATAACAAATTACTATGTAGAAAAAGAAGGTGACATTTATAAAGATAGTAGGTTTGATCCTTCTTATTATAACTCTAAATTTTTATCATCAGATGATACAGTTTATATAACTTATAATAGAACAGGATCAACAGAATTAAGGGATAAAATCACTATTAGAGATAATGGTGTAGGATTAGGAGAAAAAAGACTAGAAGGATATATGAAAATTTCATATTCTAGTAAACGTCTTAGTACTAAAACACTAGGCACATTTGGGTCAACTGGCCCCTTTATTCAGTAATGAATATAGAAAATTGGATGAATTTTTGGAAGACTAAAATAAATTTATTATATTTGGAACCTAACTATAAAGTTCCAAATTATGCAAAAAATTAATCATTATTATTTTGAAAGTATTGACACTGAATATAAAGCCTACATATTAGGTTTTATATTTGCAGATGGATCAATACATACTGTAAAAGAATCAATAAGAAATAAAAATAAAGAAGTATACAGAATTAGAGAAAGAAAGAGATTTGTTATATCTATCCAGAAACCTGATGGATATATTTTAGAACCACTAGCAGAAGATTTAAATGTTACTATAGTAACTAGAAATCCCCCTAGTACTATAAAAAATAATTGGCAACCTCAGTCTAAAATTACAGTATGTTCAGATTCTATATTTGATGATTTACAAAAGTTAGGATGTTATCCTAACAAAAGTACAGTAGGAATGGATTTTCCAACTCTATTACCAGAATTTATACCTCATTTCATTAGAGGATTTTTTGATGGTGATGGCAGTTTAGGAATAAAAATAGAAAAAAATACTTATCAAAGGAAATCTAAGTATGTTTTAAAAAATCCAGCTAAACCTTTACGATATACTATAAGAATTATTTTTTCTTCTGTTTCTAAATCTTTTTTAGAACAAATTGAAAAATATTTAACAGAACATACTCCTTGTACATTTGTATATGAACAATATAAGAATAAAAAATGTTATAATATGGTTTCTTATGGTATTACTAGTACACAAAATATATGTAATTTTTTATATAAAGATGCTTCTTACTTTCTAGAAAGAAAGAAAGAAAAATTAAATGAATTTAATATGTTAATCAAAAGCCAAGCTGAAATTACAATTTCAGAAGGTTTAGAGACTACCTGAGCAATAAAGTTTGCTTAATAACAGGAAGTAATTGTAGTTAGTCCTACAATGAAAAAGCGTCCGACTCCCTAAGTTTTAGGGAGATGATATAGTCCGATCATACGAGAAATCGTATGTTAACATAAATGTAGGTTGTAAATCTCCTTTATCTACAGGTGTAGATTATTATTCTTTAAAAACAGCACATAATGGAAAAGAATTCTCATTTTTAATATACAAAGATAAAATTGATAATTGTTATTCAAAATGGAATGCAGATGGTACATTAAATGATTACGTAACTTTTGCTAATGGATATAAAGTATATTATAAGAAAACAAGTAAACTTAATTACGCAGAAGTATCGTGGGATGTAAAAAAACATCAATATAATGATTATATTGATGCTATCAAGTCACAACTTTTATATTTCAAAAATCCTATAGATTTTCAAGTTAAAGAATATAGTGGATACACTAATAAAATTGATTTTCAAGCAAATATTCTTCATGAAACCGAAGACTATATTTTAGCGGATCAAAGATACTTTTCCAGACCTCATTTAATTATAAATGGAGTATGCTATGGATTTATAGAATTTAAAGAACTTGAACTCGATCAAAAATATGGTTATATAGGTTTAAAAATGAATATGGAAGATGTTACTGTTACACCTTCTAGAGAATCTTGTGTGTGGGATACTAAAACAAAAGATGCGATATTAAAAAAATATGAAGGTTTATCTCGTTCTGCTGAAACTATTATTAATAACACTTTAAATAATCTTTCTTTAGTAGATTGGATTAAAACCTGCACTTCTATTTCTACTCTTAATGGTGGTGATACTAAAGAAATGAAAATTATTTCTCAATTATCTGCATTAACAGGATTTTCATCTTTAGCTATTGAATATAAAAAAACTGGTATAAAATATCATGGATCGATAGATAAGATGTTCTCAACATCTTTACTTGATGTTACAAGAGTACACCAATTAAATGATTATAATCGTGTTAAAAGAGCTTATGTAGATGTTATAAAATATTCTACTAATGTATCCGAATCGGCTGCTTTTTCTAATAGAGAAATTTACTTACAACATGGTCCTTCTGAATTATTAAAATCAGCTTATATATGTTCTAAAAATCCTTCTTATGGAAAAGATTTTATATTACTTAGACCTAAAGCTAAGGCTGGAGAAGATTATAAGGAATTAATGGCTAACTTCATACAAGGAAAATGTACCTTAACCGAAGTATTACCATTAATAAGTGATTTAACAGGAGTTACTATTATTGAAGATCCTGCTAAACGTAAAGAAAAAATCAGAGAATATACTCAAGCTTTTACTATAGTGAATCTTCTTTTAGAAGAAAAAGCTAGTGTTTATGATAATGTAGTAGTTCCTCCTGAATTTAAAACATCTTCTATAACGGATGGTCTAGATGAACCAGCTGCTGCGACAGAAGATCCTGTAGTTGTTGCAAAAGTAGATTTAAATAAATTAAGAAAATTAACAGGAAAGATATTAATACAATATCCTAGAATTGATTACAATTCTGATATTGTTACAAGTAAAGTAGAAATGAAACCAGTAGAATTAGCAGATTGCCCAGATGATATTGTTTATGGTACACGAGAAGATTTAGAATTATTACATTTCTTATATGTAGTAACTAGAGAAAACAAAAATATAAATGATTCTTATAATAAAGTATTTTCAGGTAATCCTAGAGTTTGTGTCGTATCAAAACAAGTAGAAAAACATTTTAAAGCTTTTACACCTGTAGACGAATATTTATTTGGTAAAGATGGTAAAACTATATGCACTCCTTTAAAAAAGATATTTACTGCTAAAATATTATCTGATTGGTTTCGATCATCTCATAATTATTTAAGCAAATTATCCGAATTTAGTCCTTCTTTAGCTAAGACATATGCTGATATTAAGACTTATATAAACGATAATAGTCGTCCTTATGGATTTAGTAG